CCGAAATGAGTTTGTTGCAGATATCTTCATCAAACCAGCTCGTTCTATTAACTTCATTCAACTGAACTTTATCGCAGTGAGAACTGGGGTAGCATTTTCAGAGGTAGGGGGATAATTAAATGAGTATTGATAACTTTAAAGCAAACCTTACTGGTGGTGGTGCAAGAGCAAACCAATTTAGAATTAGTTTTACTAATGCTGCAGTTGGTGTAAGAATTCCACCATCATCTCAATTCCTATGTAAAGCCGCTGCTTTGCCAGGACAAACGATTACTGAAATTGCAGTACCGTTTAGAGGTAGAAATCTTTACCTTGCTGGTGACAGAGAATTTGAAACATGGGATAGTACATTCATAAATGATACACCTTTCAATATCAGAGATGCTATTGAAATTTGGATGAACGGTATGAATGAATTAAGAGACAATACTGGTGCTCCAAATGTCGCTGACTATACTGCTGACTTAACAATCAGACAGTTAGGTAGAGATGATTTGGTATTGAAGACATACATTTTGAGAAATTGTATGCCTACAGTAATGTCACCAATTGACCTAAGTATGGAAACTGCTAGTGCTATTGAAGAGTTCACAGTAACTTGGAGATACACTCACTTCCAATCAGTCGGCGTAAGTAATTAACTTCTGACAAACCTACTAAATAGTAGTGTAAATTAGGAGTTAGAAATATTATGGCTGAGTTATTTGGGTTCAAAATCACTCGTAAAAAAGATGAGGGAGAGTCATTCACTCTCCCTTCATCTGATGACGGTACTATTGAAGTCGCTGGTGGCGGTTTCTATAGTCAGACATTAGACGTAGATGGTCGAGACAAAACCGAAAATGATTTAATTAGACGATATCGTGATATTGCGATTCAACCAGAGTGTGATTCTGCGATTGAAGATATTGTTAGTGAAGGCATCGCTTCAAACGAATACGATGCACCTGTTGCCTTGCGGTTAGACAGGTTGGAATATTCCTCAAAGGTTAAAAAACGTATAAATGAAGAATTCGATAGGGTTCTTCAATTACTTGATTTCAATATCAAAGGACATGACATCTTTCGTAGATGGTATGTCGATGGTCGTATCTATTACCACAAGGTGATTGATAAGAAAGAACCAAGAAAAGGAATCAAGGAACTTCGTTATATTGACCCAAGGAAAATCAAGAAAGTAAGAGAGGTCATCAAAGATAGGCCTGACCCTGTTACTGGTATTGACAAACAGAAACAAACACTTGAGTATTACCTTTATAATGAAAAGGTAGTAGATAATAGTGCAACACCACAATCTGCACTCAAGATTACAACAGATTCCATTGCATTTTGTCCTTCTGGATTGGTAGACCAAACTAAAGGTTCAGTACTGTCTTATCTTCATAAGGCAATCAAACCTGTCAACCAGTTAAGAATGATTGAAGATGCACTAGTCATCTATCGTATCTCAAGAGCTCCAGAACGTAGAATTTTCTACATTGATGTTGGTAATCTTCCTAAAATTAAGGCAGAACAATATCTAAAAGATGTGATGAGTCGTTATCGAAACAAGTTGGTCTATGATGCATCAACTGGTGAAATTCGTGATGATAGAAATCATATGTCAATGTTGGAAGACTTCTGGTTACCTCGTAGAGAAGGTGGTAGAGGAACAGAAATCACAACCTTGCCTGGCGGTTCAAACCTTGGTGAGATTGAGGATATTGTTTACTTCCAGAGAAAACTGTACAGGTCGTTAAACGTACCTATGTCCAGAATGGAAGCAGAACAAAACTTTTCTATTGGTCGTTCTACAGAGATTACTAGAGATGAATTGAAGTTCTCTAAATTTGTACAGAGACTTCGTAAAAAGTTCTCTGCTTTATTTCATGACGTTCTTCGCACACAACTTGTTCTTACAGGTGTGATTGCTGAGGAAGAGTGGGATAAGATTAAAGAACATATTCAGTATGACTTCTTACAGGATGGACACTTTGCAGAATTGCGTGACGCAGAAATCCTTAGAGAACGTATTGATATGTTGGGTCAAGTAGAACCTTATGTCGGTAATTTCTTTTCAAAATCATGGGTAAGAAAGAATATCTTACATCAAACTCAACAAGAGATTGAAGAGATTGAAACTGAAATTGAAGAAGAAGGTGGCGGAGAAGAAGAAGACAACTTTGAATCAAAAAAACCAAAGGGTAAAATGTTATGAGTATAGAAATAATTAATGCACTTGCAGATGGTGACAATCTAAAGGCAGAAAACGAATTCAAGGCAGCAATCTCACAAAAGATGGGTGCAAGTCTTGAGATTAAAAGACAAGAAGTTGCTGGTACTATGGTATCGCAACACGTTCCAGAAGTAGAGAATGTGGAAGATGAAGAAGTTTGATGAGTTAGTTACGTCATTACCAGAGAGTGACGAACACAAAAAATCAAAAGAATATAAGAAACTGTCTCCTAAGATGAAAGAGGCGGTTGACAATATATTTTCGATTATGGACTCTAAACCTTCAAGTTTCCTAAATACTTTTGAAAAAACTATAAAAGACTCCGCAAGGAAGTTCAAGGTAAAAGAAAAAGACCTTTTGAGCTACTTTGAGAGAGAAATGTTAGGACTGTAAAAATGATTTTAAAAGGAAGTGCAACTAATGTAACCTCAGCGACTACATTAAATAGAGCAACAAGAATTAGGGTTGGTGCGACTAATGCTGGAACAGTCACTATTGCGGCCGTAACTGGTACATTTAATGCACAATCTGCTGTTGCTGGTGCTGCAATTACAATATCAAGTCATGGTTTTACTACAGGGGATGAAGTTATCTATTCTGATGGTGGTGGAACTAAGATTGCTGAATTAACAGATGATGGTCTGTTCTTTGTAAAAGTAGTAGATGCAAATACAGTTAATCTTGCAACTACATTTACAAATGCACAAAATAACGTAGTATTAACTTTAACAGATGGCCCATCAGAAAATCATACAATAACTGCAACAAAGACATATGCTGGTTCGGTGGTATTAACCGCAGGCTCAGTAATTCTTATAGACAAAAGACCAAGTGATACTATTACTTGTTCTGCAGCGATGAGTTGTACAGCAGTTGGTAGTCAACCGTAAAGGGGAATTGAAATGAAATTAATTTCAGAACAAATTCAAGACGTTCAATACCTTTCGGAAGAAGACGAAAAGGGTAAAAAGAACTACAAGATTAAAGGTATCTTCTTACAGGGAGATATCAAGAACCGCAATGGTAGAATATATCCTGTTGAGGTTTTAGAAAAAGAAGTAAATAGATACAGTCAAGAATTTATCAACGAGAATCGTGCGTATGGTGAACTTGGACATCCAGAAGGCCCAACAGTCAATCTGGAAAGAGTATCGCACATGGTTACATCTCTGAAAAGGGATGGGAAGAACTTTGTTGGTGAGGCAAAAATTATGTCAACACCAATGGGTAATATTGTATCAAACATTATGGACGATGGTGGTAAACTCGCAGTCTCATCAAGAGGCATGGGTAGTTTGCAACAGAAGAATGGTGCAAACTATGTAAACAAAGATTTCTACTTGGCAACCGCAGCCGACATTGTTGCAGACCCATCTGCACCTCAAGCCTTTGTACAAGGTATTATGGAGGGTAAAGAATGGATTTGGAATAATGGTTTACTTAAAGAAGTAGACGTTGCGGAAATTCAAGAGGATATTGAACGTGGTGTACGTTCAAGAAATGCGAAATACCAAGCATTGGCCTTCGCAAAATTTCTCAAAAAACTGTAAAAGTATAAATATAGTATAATGAGATTAACATTAAGGAGAACTCCCAAATGTCAGAACTAGACAAGACAATTGAGGATTTGGAAGCAGAAGTTACTGCGGAACTTGAAGAAGCTGCAGACGCACCTAAAAAGGGTGCAGTTGCTAGTGAAAAAGGTTCTAAGGTAGAAGGTGATACAGAAGACCTTGGTGCTCCTGTAGTAAAAGGTGATGAGAAATCTGGGCCCGATGCTGCAAAGAAAATCAAGAAAGATACTTCTATCCCTACTGCCGTAAAAGGTGACGAAGCACCCCAAAAACTCAAAGAAGAAGACGAATCAGATGAGGACGAAAAAGACTCAGATGATGAGGAAGAAAAAATGGACGAAATGGACGATGAACCAAAAATGGATATGCCTAAAACTAAAAAGGGCATGGAAGATGTTGTCATCAAAGCCATGAAGTCAATGAAAAAGGGTGAGATGGAATCCATGTGCGCTTCAGTAATGAAGGGTTCATATGGTTCGTCTAACGAAAGTGTTAAGAAAGAAGCTCTTGACATTGATTCTATTGACGTAACAGAAGATGTAAACGCTTTGATTGAAGGTGAAAACCTTTCAGAAGAGTTTACCGCAAAAGCAACTACAATCTTTGAAGCTGCCGTGAAGTCTAAACTCCGTAGTGAAGTCGAAAGACTTGACATTGAGAAGACACATGAAGTTGCAGAAGAAGTAGAAACTTTCAAAAATGAACTGACTGAAAAAGTTGATTCATATCTTGACTATGTTGTTAAAGAGTGGATGCAAGAGAACGAACTCGCTATTGATAGAGGGTTAAAAGGTGAAATTGCAGAAGACTTTATCACAGGACTGAAAGCGCTCTTTGAAGAACATTACATTGATGTTCCAGATGAGAAGTACGACATTCTTGAGGGTCAAGCTCAGAAGATTGAAGACCTTGAGGCAAAACTCAATGAAACAATCGAAAAGATGACTGACATGAACAAAGAGAAATCCTCACTTGTTCGTGAACAGGTAATCGCAAAAGTTTCAACAGACCTCGCTGATACTGAAAAGGAAAAGTTTGAGGGATTAGTTGAAGATGTTGAGTTTAACGGTGAAGAAGATTTCACTTCAAAACTTAACACCTTGAAGGAAAATTATTTTCCTAAGTCAGTTGCTACCCAAACCCTTGAGGAAGAAGTAGAAACTGAAAATCAAGAAGTTGACGTTAGTGGCGCTATGGCTGCGTATATGTCCGCTATCCAGAAGTCGAAACCCTATGGGGCGGAAGCTTTTAATATTGTGAAAAAGTAACTTTTAATAAATAATAATAATATAGAAAACATAGGAGAGAACTAAAATGTTCAATTCAGAGAACTTACAAGAAAAGTGGCAGCCAGTCCTTCAGCATCCAGATTTGCCTGAGATTGCTGATAACTATAAGCGTGCCGTCACTTCTGTTATCTTGGAAAATCAAGAAAAAGCACTAAAAGAAGATGCTGCCTTCCTTGGGGAGACAGTTCATGCCAACAATACTGCGTCTGCATCAAATTGGGACCCTATCCTAATTTCATTGGTAAGACGTGCTATGCCTAACCTAATCGCATATGATATTTGTGCAGTTCAACCAATGACTGGGCCAACTGGACTTATCTTTGCAATGAAATCAAGAATCAACTCTGCTGGTGGTGATGAAGCACTATTCGGTGAAGCAGATACAGATTTCTCTGGTGCTGGTACTCATGCTGGTACTAACCCTGCCGTACTTAACGATGGTTCGCCAGGAACATTCACTAGTGGTACTGGTGATACAACTGCAAACATGGAAGCACAAGGTGACTCCGCAGGCAACGCTTTCGCTCAAATGGCATTCACCATTGAGAAGGCGACTGTTACTGCAAAGACACGAGCTCTTAAAGCAGAATACACTATGGAACTTGCACAAGACCTTAAAGCAATTCACGGTCTTGACGCAGAAACAGAATTGTCAAACATTCTGTCTTCCGAAATCCTTGCTGAAATCAACCGTGAAGTTGTAAGGTCTATCTACAAGGCTGCAAAGCCAGGTGCTCAGACCGATACTACTAACGGTGGTATCTTCGATATGGACACTGACTCAAATGGTCGTTGGTCTGTTGAGAAGTTCAAGGGTCTTATGTTCCAAGTTGAGAGAGATGCTAACGTAATCGCTCAACAAACTCGTAGAGGAAAAGGTAATATCCTTATCTGTTCATCTGATGTTGCATCTGCACTTCAAATGGCTGGTGTATTGGATTACACTCCTGCTCTTAATAACAACTTGAATGTCGATGACGCTGGTAACACTTTTGCTGGTACATTGAATGGTCGTTATAAAGTGTACATTGACCCATACATGGCAAACGCTGCTGCAAAACAGTACTTTGTTGTGGGTTATAAAGGTACTTCACCTTACGATGCTGGTGTCTTCTACTGCCCATATGTTCCATTACAAATGGTTCGTGCGGTTGGTGAGAACACATTCCAACCTAAGATTGGTTTCAAAACAAGATACGGTCTTGCTCAGAACCCATTCTCAACTGCTACTGCTACTGATGTTACACTTGGTGCAAACGACAACGTGTACTATCGTAGAGTTCAAGTGGTCAACCTTATGTAATAATAAGAGTTGGGTCAACCAACCAAAAGGGAGAACTTCGGTTCTCCCTTTTTTTATTCTGTATAAATAGATGTATGGTACAGATAAACTCATTAAGCAGACAACCCACTGAATTTGACTACGCAGACCCAACTAAGTTTAAATTCAGTATCAATAAATTACCGTTAGTAGAATATTTTACTACTGCGGCCAACTTGCCAGGCATTAATCTTGGTGAGGCAATATTCCCAACTCCATTTAAATCAATCCCTATAATGGGTGATGACCTTACATATGAAAATCTAGAGATTTCATTTCTTGTAGATGAAAAACTTGCA